ACCATTAGCTGCACCCAGTATTTGTAGTCTACCGTTTTGTGGATTATGCGGCGAAGATAATTCTTCTCCAAATGATTCAGGTAATTTTAAAATCATAACAGAAGATAAACCTGTTTGTATATCTCCTGAGTGAACATGTACAGGATTGTATTCATGTTCTTTCATTTCATTTACCCAAATAGATCTTAGTTCCATTTTACATTCTTTTGTTTTATTTACTTCTAAATATTTTTCGTAACATTTTTTAAACCAAACTAAAACATCTCTAGGTAAAAAACTATGCTTTTTCATATGTGTTTCATTCACACCAGAATAAAATAAGCTATGTTCGTTTTTTATTTTACCAACTAGCTGAGCACTAGCACTAGGTAAACTTTTAAATTTAGTTTCATAAATATGATTGATAACATGAAATACATCAACAGGCACTTGCACTTTTATAATTGATTGGCCTAAATATATAAACTCATGTTTCATTTAAATCTATTTCTTTATAGTTTTTTGCTGCATCTAGTATAGTTTTATTTTCTTCATTTTTCAATACTTCAATAGGAAATTCATCATAGCCTAATTCTATGCCAGCTAAATATCTATTGTTACCATATACAACTTTATATTTGTCATTATCTTTTACCACTAGTAAAGGATTTATTATAAAACCTGTTTTTTCTATATGGTTTTTTATTTTTTTATAAAGCTCTGACTTTTTTTGTTCACTCGGGTTTCGCTCCAAGTGTAGACTCCGAAGATAAAGCTTCTCTTTTTTTACTTTCAAGCTGTGCCTTTTGTTCTTTCTGTACTCGTTCAATTGTTTGCAATTGACCTAATACATTGAATACTTCTGGTTGGCTAGATTGTGGACTTAATGTATCTTTTCTATTTATCATTATTTGATGATAAGCTTCTAATTGATGTGTGTTAACATTTTCTTTATCAAAAGTACCATCATCAACTTCTGCTTTAAGTTTAGACCAAAGTTTTATTTCTCTCATTCTATCTCTAGCAACTAATTGCATGTTAGCTTTAGTATAGTTTCTTTCATCTAAATCTATTTTCCATTTTTCTACTTTGTATTCGTCTACGTCGTTCCTACCTTCATTTTCTTCTTTGTATATTTTGTTTTTTAACCATTTAATTGTAGCTTCATTTCTTCTATACTCAAAAGATAGTTTCATCATTTGTTCTAGATAAACATTTTGTTCTCTAACACATTGCCAATATTTTGAAGCATTGTTTGGATATCTAAGATCATTTAAAACAGAAAACCTCATTTCAGTTTCAGTTCTAAATATTTGTTTCTTAGTCCATGTATCTCTAAGCTCGTTTGTTAATTCTTTAAATGCATGAACTTCATTAGGATCTAAAAACTCATAAAATTTTTCAGTTTCTAGATCTACTATTTTTTGTATGTCTCTTTTTTCTGTCATTATATTACCTTTCAAATAGTAATATATATAGTCTTACAATAAAGTCAATGATTAAGCTGGAGATAAAGTAACTGTTGCTGCACCATATTGATAGTTTTGCATACCAGTCCAACCTTCGTCTCCCGGAGAAGTTATACTTGGCGCACCACCACCTGCATACCACGCAGCAGTACCTGAAGGACCACTACCATTACTTCCTGCTTGTGTTTGTCCGACCGGCATTGCATTTCCTGCAGTCCAAGAAGTGCCATCCCATATTTCAGTAGTTGTATCTGGTGCTCCACCATAACTTACTATAGAGTTTGTACTAGCACAAGAATTTCCAGAATTTGCTCTTCCAGCTACAGTCGTTGGATTTTTTGCAGTCCAAGAACTACCGTCCCATAAATAACATGTTGAATAAGAAGTGTATCCACCACTGTATGATCTACCAGCCCAAGCTAAAACATCACTATTGCTTTTACCAGCAGCTGAAATCCATAAACGTTCTACATAAGGACTAGATGTTCCTACTGTCCAAGAACTACCATTATAAGATTCTACTTGAGTTGTAATACTAACCCCTTGTTGTCCAGCAATTGCTAACGCAGATGTAGAAGTTCCGCCTCCACCAATATTATCTCTGGCACTATTTAAACTTGGAGTACCCGTCCAATTTGTTCCATCCCAAGACTCTGAAGCAGTTGTATAAGGGTCTAGATAACCTCCAAATATTAAAGCTGCAGTAGAACTAGTCCCTGCACTTCCTAAACCTCTTCTTGTAGATCCAATATTATTGGCTGTAGTCCACGTTGAACCGTCATAAGTTTCTGTAGCATTTTGATTAGTTTGAGCTCCTGGAGGTTGTAAAGTTATTCCTCCGGCAACAACACCCGCTGTTGAACCAACTCCAGCTGATCCTACCATTTTTCTACCATTGTTCATAGTAGCACTTCCGGTAGCCCACACTCCGTTATAAAAAACATTTCCTTTAACAGTTGCTGCAGTTGAATTGTACCAAAGCTGTCCTGAAACAGCTACAGATGGATCACCTGCAATAGTTTGAATTTTTTGTCCCCAAATTTCTTTATAGCTTGACATATTATGATGCTCCTAACGTTATTGTAGCTGGACCAAATTGATATACTTGTGTTCCAGTCCAACCTTCGTCACCTGGAGAAGTTATACTAGGTGCGCCACCGCCCGCATACCATGCTGCAGTTGATGATGCTCCACTTCCATTACTTCCGGCTTGTGCTTGTCCTACAGGCAATGCATTACCAGCTGTCCATGATGTACCGTCCCATATTTCAGTAGTTGTATCTGGAGATCCACCAAAGTTTAATATTGCATTTGTGCTTGTACAAGCTTTTCCTGAATTTGATCTAGAGGCTACAGTCGTAGGATTTTTTGTAGTCCAAGAACTACCATCCCATAAATAACATGTTTGATAAGAAGTGTATCCTCCACTGTATGTCATACCACCCCAAGCTAAAACATCGGAGTTACTTTTTCCAGCAGTTCCAATCCATAAATGCTCCACTCCAGGAGTAGATGTTCCTACTGTCCAAGAGCTACCATTATAAGATTCTACTTGTGTTGTAACACTAACACTTTGTTGTCCGGCTACGGCTAAAGCTGATGTATTAGTTCCTGCACCACCAATATTATCTCTAGCGCTATTTAAGCTTGGAGTATTAGTCCAATTAGTTCCATCCCAAGATTCTGAGGCAGTTGTATAAGGATCTAAGTAACCTCCAAATATTAAAGCAGATGTACTAGAAGTTCCTGCGCTTCCTATAGTTCTTCTTGTAGAATTAATATTATTTTTTGTAGTCCAAGTAGTGCCATTAAAAGTTTCTGTTGCGTTTTGATTAGCTTGACCTCCTGGAGTTAAAGTTATACCTCCGGCCATCATACCATCAGTGCCTGATGATCCAGCGTATCCTGAAGTTTTTCTACCATTGTTCATAGTAGCACTAGAAGTTGACCAAACTCCATTATAATAAAGTTCTGCTTTTGCAGTACCGGCTGTTGAATTATACCATACTTGACCCGCATTTTTGTTTGTGGGATCTGATGTTAGGTATTTAACTTTACCTCCGAATATGTCTAAATAAGTTGCCACTTATAATTACTCCGTTAATGTTATATCTGATGGTCGTTCTCTATACAAGTCAGACGTTTCATCTTTTCTTGGATCGTCGTCTGGTATAGCATCCCATACAGCTTGTTCACTTGCGACATGCGCATCTACAAGAGCCTGTGCTTCAGATAGAGTTTTTCTTACGCCAGCTACTCCGGCAATCCATCTATTAGCTCTCTGTGAATTTGCATTTACTTTCCACAAACCAGCAGGAAAACTTTTGATTTCTAAATGTGCCGAATCTTCATTCGTTATAAAACCACTCCCCCAGTTTGTTGCTACGCAATATTGATAATTAGCCATAGTTTTGTCCTCCTTAAGTCGTTGTTAATGTTTTTGTTGTACGTGTTCCTGCAGGTGTAAAGTGTTCAACAGATGAATCTCCATCAGCTCCACCACCTACCCATCCACTAGTTATGCCAGATGCATTATTATTAGATGCAGCAAATTGTTTTCTACCTGTGTTTAAATTTCCAGATGCAGACCACGAACTTCCGTTAAATACTTCTGTGCCTGTTATTTTATCGTATCCTCCGCATGATACAGCATTAGTTGATGAACCAAAACCTCTATTTTGTTGCACCGCTGTATTTAGCGCTGGGCCCGTTGACCACGAGGATCCATCATATGTTTCAAATCTTGTTGTAGGTGCTGGACTAACTTCTGAACCTGCAGCAAAAGCTGTATTTTCTGTTAGACCTCCACTAGCTCCATTTTGAAAAGGTTCACTTAAATTTCCTTCACTTCCCCATGCAGATCCATTCCAAAGTTTTGTAGATTGATTATCAGATGGAGAAATATCACTACCATAAATTAATGCTGCTGTTGACGTCCCAGCTGCACCTGCTCCTTTTGTTGCAAAAGGAGTTGCTGTAATTCCACTCCAAGATGAACCGTCATATGTAAGAGCTGTCGTAGTATTTGATCCTGGTGAAGCTAATCCGCCACCACCTATTGATGCTGTTTGAATTCCTGTTCCAAACATATTAATAGAACTTATAGGAAGAGTTCCACCAGCTGTCCAAGATGAACCGTCATATTCAAAACTTGTATTTAAAAATGTTCCTGTTGCTGGACCTGTTGATCCACCAAAAACTAAACCAGCTGTAACTGTACCAGTTCCTGATGTATTCCATCTTACTCCAGGTAAAGCCGTACCGCTAGACCATGCTCCAGCAGTAGTAGCTGCTTCTAATTTAAAAGAACCAGCAGCGCTATCGTACCAAATTTGGCCTTCGATTGTTCCTGTGTTTGATGATTGGCTTTTAACAGCCTCTCCAAAAATTGATCTATATTCAGACATTAGTTAGTCTGCAACAACCATCCTTGAGTAGCATCTACATAGACCAGTGTGTTCGCCGCTCTTTCTGTAGACACAGTCAAATCTGCTGTTGCCCCCTGTATTTTATGGCCATTTCTTGCAATGGTTAAATTGTTAGTATCGAACGTACCAGCATAGTCAACAAATGAAATGAAGTCACCAATTGTAGCTGATCCTGGAAGTGTTAAAGTAATTGCATTTGATGTAGTGTCAAGAAAATATCCTTCTCCTGCAGTTGCTGCTTTACTAGCTGCTGTAACAACAGCTTGCCAAGAAGCGCCACCGGCTACATCTGTAAAAGATAAATTACCTGATCCATCAGTTGTCATAACTTGATCAGCGTTTCCATCATTAGCTGGTAGAGTTAAAGTTACATTTGAAGCCACAGTTGCTGGTGCTTGTAATGCTACATACTCTCCACCTGTTGAATCTAATAATCTTAAATCTCCTTGAGCAGCAATTGATAAATTACTACCATCCCAAGTTAAATTAGCAGAACCACCAAATGCTCCTGAGTTATTAAATTGAACTTGTGTGTTTGATCCACCTGGAGATGTTGCTGCACCAAAACCAACATCATAAACTCCTGTGTTAGTTGATACACCATCAAAATATACTAGCTTCCAACCTTTATCATCAGTAGCCCAAGTAACTGTTGCACCTGAACCTGTAGCTGCTTTTAATTGTACTGTGTAAGCACCTGATGTGCTGTTTTTTATTAAATAAAAATTTTCTGTAAGAACTGGGAAAGTTACAACTTTATTTCCAGTAATTGCTTCTGGAGATTCCGCACCAAAGATAATAACTCTAGTTGCAACCGTAGCACCTGTAGAACCATCTGCTTTAGCTAAAGTTGTAGTACTTGCTCCTGAACCACTTGGTGAGCCAGAATTTAAAGTTTGTACTTTATATCCACCAGATACTTGTTCAAATATTTGTAAATTTGTATTAGTTTTTGTTCCCCATGTACCCGCGTTTTCACCGGTTACCATTAACTCTACGCCGAGAGGTGTATATGATGATGCCATTGTTTATTCTCCTAATTGTTGTTATTTATACTTGTTATATAGTTTTAAGTCAAACATAATTATGCAGGTGTTTTATCTACATAAGTAGCCCCAGTATAAGGAGTTTTATCTCCATAATATTTAAGTATTAATTTAGCGTCATTTAAAGTCGTTGTAGCAGTTAATCCTAATCCTGCTAGATTTGCATTAGTTTGTTGGACTGTAGTTAAAGTTCCTAAACTACTTGTGGCTGCAAGTCCTGTTAAACTAGCAGCAGTATTGTTATCAATAGTTAACGATCCTACAGATGAAGTAGCAGTCAATCCAGTTGGTTGAATTAATGGAGCAGATGTAATCGCTAATGTTCCTATTGCTGTAGATGCACTTAATCCAGTCACACCCATTACACTTGCAGGAGATAAAGATCCTACTGCAGATGTTGCAGACAATGCTGGCAAACCAACTATTTGTGCTGCAGCTGTTACTTGACCTACAGAAGAGGTTGCAGATAAACCTGATAAAGTAATTGTAGCATCTGATTTAACTGATAATGAACCAAGTGTTGACGTAGCACTTAATCCTGTTAGACCCATTAATTGATCTGGAAGAGTTATAGATCCAACTGAAGATGTTGCAGATAAACCGGTTAATGTAAACTGTGCAGCTTCTACAGAACCCCAACCATTAATACCCCAAGATAATGTACCCCAACCTGGCTTAACTGCAGGAGTTAATTCTCCTACTGCTGCAGTTGCAGATAAACCTGTTAACGTAACATTGATAGCGGACTCACCCCAGTTTTCAGCACCCCAAGTATCACTACCCCAACCAGTTTCTGGAAATGTTTCTACTGAACCAACTGTAGAAGTTGCAGATAAACCAGTAAGAGATATAACAACATCATCTTGACTACTCCAAGAATTATTACCCCATTTTAACATACCCCAAGTATCAGCAGACACTGTGTTTGCAGCTCCACCCATACCAGGATGAAGAGAACAATAATAATAAAGTTGTGGTGCTCCAGAAGCTACAGCTATTGTAACTTGAGTAGAACTATTATGTGTTACTCCTGTAGTATACTCCACCCCGCCTGAGTGTGTACCATCTGAAGTAGTTGAAAATTTAAAAGGATGACCAGAAGGATAATTAAATACATAAGTATAACCTTCTGCAAGATTTACGGTGTCTTGTAAAACACCATCTATATAATATTTATTACCAGAGCCAGGGTTGGCTACCGTTACTGTGAATGTTCGGATTGCCGACATAAGGACTTACTCCTTATGCTATCTGAATGATCGCGTTACCTGCAGTTTGTGCTGGAAATTCTATTGTGAAAGTTCCGCTTGTTACAGTTTTGTCTGAACCAAAGTTTACGACACATACAGCTTTGTTAGAATTAGTTGAATTGTAAATCAAACAACCTCTTGCTGTGAAAGAAGCAGAAGTCCAAGATGTGTTTGCAAATTTGCAACACGCAGTGTCTGTAGATAAAACTGGAGTTGTACTTGTTAAAGCGTTTCCTCCCGTTGTATATCCAGATGAAGTTGAAGTTACTTCGTAAGTGTTTGTTGGATCTGCTGTACCATCTGAAGGTGCAGTATAAGCAGTAGTTGCTTTACTTAAAGTTGCAGAGTCGCTTGAATATAAAGATAGTTTAAATGCGTCCGTACCATTAGTAAAGTTGTGTCCCTCTACTAAAATTTCTTGTTTGAAACTATTACAAATAGCCGATGTTATTGTCATAATTTTTCTCCCATTATTGAGGCGGTGACTCGATTGGTATTCTTATTGTTCCATCCGTGTAATCGTCTCGTCTTCTTCTTCCAATTTGCATCGCTGCAAACTTTTGTAGCTCAGTTTTATATCGATTTTCATATAGTGTCAACAAATCATTTGGACCTTTTAAAAACATAAATGCTTCTGTTAAACAAGCATATAATAGGCCTTGTGGAAAATATTGACTAACATAAGTCGTTGTATTACCTCCAGATAAAGCTTGAGGTAATTTATTCCAAGAAATAGTAAATTGATAATTAGCATCTGGTGTAGGTGCTACTAAAATAGCTCCTGATGTAGTAGAACCTGTTCCTGTAGCTCCACCAAACATAGCATAATATTTTGGTAATCCTGTAACATCTGCTCCTGCAACACCTCCTGCAGTTCCAGTTAATTCTCCTACATATTCTTGTATAAATGTTTGATCTCTTTTTTCTAACCACTGACCTTGAATTGTATTTGATGTAGTTGAATTAAAAACTTCTACACCTCTTACAAACAAACATTCAGCAGGAACATTTACAGAATTATTATCAGTTGCAAATTGAGAATCAGATCTAACTCTGTCAGAATCCATAGGCAGATCATATGCAATTCTATATTCTGCGTTCATTATAAACCCATCAATAATAGCTTGAGTAAAAACATTAGCGTCTACTTCTGTGTAGTCTCTAATTGCTGTTGTTAATGTTGTGTATGTCCATCCTGCCATAATTAACCTCTATCATTAACGGGTCCAATTGTACACTGAAAACCGCCTCCTGTTGCTGTGCTCCCGGCGTTAGATACTAAAGGCACTGTTATAGAATTATATAATGTTCTTGTAGCAGGTTGAGCTCCTGTTTGTTCTGTTGTTCCAATCGCTGTAGCTAAATAAGAACCAAATACTTTTGCTGCATTATTATGAGATTTAGCTGGTGTATTAGCTAATGTTACTCCTCTAAAAGGAGCTGCTGTTCCACGTGTGCAATTTTGTAATTGATTTCCTACTTTGTTTGCATATTGAATTGTTTCATTTTCATACGCTCCACTTGTAGAATTTATTTTTTCAATAACGATGTACCCTGCTGATGGAAATTCAGAAGCATCATTTAAATTTATATTAGTAACAGTGTCATTAATTGCACCATTTAATGTTGTAGATAATTCTAAAGTAGAAATAGCAACACCACCTACTGTAGATTTAACTGCTTGAAATCTAACATAAGTTGTTCCTTCATTTATTTGATTTGATGGATACGAAACACTTAGTGTTGAAGAACCACCTGTTGTCGTAAATGGATTTTCAGGTAATATATCTTGCACTGCAAATTCTGTTCTTGCAGGTCTTGCATGTTGTAAACCTTGTGGATCTGCTCCTATTGGATGTGGTTGTAATTGTGGTTGTTTAGGTTCAAATTCAGATTTATGGACCCATGCACCTGTCCATTCTTGCACCATTTCTCTATATGGAAATGCTGCACCTGACCTATCAGATATTGCTAATGCTCTACTACCTTTTGCGAATCTAGCCATTATACATTTGGATAGTATGTTTTCGGAGTAATGTATGTGCTAGCTGGAGAGCCATCTTCAGACAGTGCTCGAGCTAATTCATCCTCGTACAACAACTTCATCTCCTGTGTTCTTTGCGGTGCAAACTTCATAGATAAATAATAACATAGTCCTGAAACCATGCATGGTACAAATCTAAAAGGTGAGTCACTTGCGTTAGTGTAAGCTCCTGCATCTTGAATTCTTTTTACATAATAAACATTTAAAAAGTTAGAAGCAGCAGTTGCATTGGGTAACGGATAAATTGTAACTGTAACTTTATCAATAAATCTCTGTACCCAAAATTGTGAAGGTGTTCCAAGTGATGCTTTATTTGCTGTAGCAGAATATGCATCTCTTGCAACTTTTGTTAAACCAATATCTGATTGTGATGTGGTATTATAATTTTGTCTGTAAGTAACATTTAGAATATCTGAAATACCATAAACATTTGCTGTTGGAACTGTCGTTGCCTGTGGTGGTTCTCCGCCTGCAGGAACATCTGTAGAATTTCTATAAAAAGTATAAACACCAGATCCTTCAGCTGTAGCATCAATGTTAGTTGATGAACCTACAATTAAATTAACATTTGTATTTCCTACTTCCCAAAAATGTATTCCTCTATTACCCCATTCTTGAAAAAGAATGTTTAATGATCTTCTTGCTGTTTTAATTTGATGACCGGCTGTTCCTACTAAACCTAGACGCTCGTATGCGTCAGATATAATTTCATCGATTGAAAAGTCCTGGTCAAAACTGTAGGACTGTGAAGTAGTATTCGCCATTGGCTACCTCTAAAAAGTTCCGATTATATAAAAAAAGTCTACGTTAGTCAGATCTGCGTACACTGCATCAGAGGCATATATACCAGCTGCTGGTATTTTAAATTCATGCACGTGATTAGCTGCTGTACCAAATTTACCATGAAAAATTAAATTAGCAGCAGTTGTGCCACCTACTTCATTGTAAAGTTTAACTTCAGCGTCACTATTACTAGCTTGAGCAAACACACTTAAAATATTTGCTGTTCCTATATTAGTTGCTACGCCATTTATTAATTTTTGTACCTGACCATCACCTGTAAGAACTACCGATTGTCTAACTTTTGATGTTATTGACATATTTTAAATCTCCTTAAATTTATGCGGGCCCGAAGGCCCACACTAAATTAATTATTACGCTATTGTTGCGCCGTTTACTGAACTAGCAACCCAACCGACAGTGCTATTCCAAACTAAAGTAGCTGACTCTCCTACTGCATCGAAAGTAATTGTAGTTCCGTTTGCAAAAGTAGTTGGAGTTAAAGTTCCGTCTCCACCGTCGACAATCATGTTAATGATTTTAATTTGACCTGAAGTTGAACCATCGGCTAAAGTTAATGCATTAGCTCCTGTAGTAGTTACCTCAGTAATCAAGTTAGTTAAATCAACTGCACCAGCACCAGATAAAGATTGAACACCACCTATGATTTTTGCATCATAAGTAGCNTNNNNTGTNAATGCACCTGTTGTTGCGTTTTTTGTTACTTGTTCAAAACCGTTTTCCGATCGGACTGGTCCTGAAAATGTTGTATTTGCCATAATTTTATCCTCCTAGTTTCTGAACATAGTCTCTAGGCCGTCGACTATACGCGTCTATGTTCTAATTAATTGTATAGTGAGTTTTTTATATACTAGATTTTAGTAGAGTGCAAGAGAGCCTTATAAGAAAGTGCGATTTCAGCGATGTAGCTTTTGTTCTAAGTAGCTACAGAAACTTGCGGAGCTGCATCTTCGACAGTAT